CAATGAGGCAAGAGCGATCATCGAGCGATCCAGACGCCCGCGACGCTTTCCGATTCTGGCGAGACAACAAAGACGACATCGAACGCGGGGCGGCGATCAGCAATCCTTACAGCTTCGACCAGAGACCGCACGCCGACGGCGAACTGCTTGAGCTATCGGCAATCCAAGCCTATTACAACAAAGTAGCAGACTACGGCGAAAAGGCGGTGGCGACCGAATACGATAACGACCCACCACCAGAGACAGGCCCGGTTGGCAACGGCATTTCGGCCGACATCGTATCGAGCAGAATAAGCGGACTAGCAAGGCGACAACTGCCGGCAAACACGGTTTCTGTTACTGCGGCAATTGACCTTGGGAAGTATGCTTGCCATTGGGTTATCTGCGGTTGGTGGAAGGGTGCCGGTGGCGTCGTGATCGACTACGGCATTGCCGAGGTGACAGGCACGGACAATACGACCGACAACGAAGCAAGCGAGCCGATGATTTACAAGGCTTTATTGCGGTGGCGTGATGAGATGCTTTTGCGTCCGCTTGTCGATGCGTCAGGCGAGCAAAGGCCGATCGACTTTACGTTGATCGATTCGGGAACGTTTACGAACGCTGCTTACGAGTTTTGTCGTCAAGTTGGCGGCAAGTTTCACCCGTCAAAAGGGCTTGCCAACTACAAGCCACGCCGCACGGCATCGCCGACTTGCATTCCAGGCGAAAGGCTACACGCTCAATTCTTGCCACCTTCGAAAGTTTGGCTATACGAATTGGACGTAGACTACTGGAAGCAATGGGTACACGAACGATTTTTAACTCCGACATTCGACGAAAATAACATGCTTCGTCGCGGGTCGCTTTCGTTGTTTCATCCAGACGGCAACAAAAAGCACTTGACCTTCGCTCAACACATCGCAGCAGAAGAGCTTGTGAGCGAGTTCAAAGAGGGCCGCGGATCGAAAACGTTTTGGAATCGCGTCAACGCTAACAACCACTTTTTCGACGCTCTTTGCATGGCATCGGCAGCGACTGAAGTTTGCAAGGTAAAGTTAATCGGCGAAAGCGAGTCGCAGGTATCGGCAAGGCAAATCAACGCAGACGCACCGAAGCCGATCACAAACAGGGCGAAGCCGCACGGAAGATTTAGAACCCGTCCCGGTGGATGGATACCGCAAAGGCGTTACTAGGAGGATAGAGCTAATGAGCAAGCGAAAACAGGCCAAGCAAGAGCAAGATGCACAACCGGCACCGCCAGAGCCAAAGCGGTTCAACCCGCGTCCGTGCAGTAGTTGTGCCGCGATCAGGCCAAAGGGCGAATCCTACAGCGTCGTCTATGCGACAAAGGGCAGCGTCAGGTATTGCAAATGCAAATACTGCGGAGCGACCTGGGCGCAGGCTCAAAGCTTTATGGGTGACAACGTTACTACGAGCGTAGTAACTAGGCCCGAAATTCCATTGCAAGCGAACGCGAATGGCTTACCGTTAAGTCATGTCGCAGACCGCCACATTACTGAATCAAATCGAAGCAGCGATCAGCGCCTTAGTAACGGGCGGGGCGTCGTCGTATTCAATCGGTAACAGGTCTGTCTCTAAGCTTGATTTAGGCGAGTTATTCAAACAGCGGGACATGCTCACTCGCCAGCTTGCCAGAGAAAACGGCACCGCGATACGGCTTGGCCGAATGTCGAGGGTAAGCCGATGATTGGGCGAACTCTTGATCGTGCCATCTCTGTTATCGCCCCGCGATGGGCGTTGCGTCGCGCACACGCTCGAAAGCTATTTGAGCGATCTTACCAAGGCGGCGAAAACAATCGCTTAAACTCCAACAAGCGGCCAAAAAATCAATCGGCTGACCAGGAGCTGCTTGGCCCGCAGGGTGCCGATTCTTTAAGGGCATGGGCAAGAGCGTTAGTTCGTGATAACGCCTACGCTTGGGGCGTGGTCGATACGATCGTCTCAAGCGTCGTCGGTTGCGGCATTAAGGCACAAAGCACGCTCGAAACGCCGATTGGCGAAGACGTCGAAAACGTTAACGAGATCCGCGACAAGGCTTGGCAAGATTGGTCGGAAGTGTGCGACGTTAACGGGTTGCACACCTTCGAAGAGATGCAGGCACTTTGCCAACGCGAAATCGTCGAAGCCGGCGAAGTGCTGGTGAAGATCGTCCGAACTAAAAGCCAAGAATTTCGCGGCATTACAAGGCCGGTTCCGCTTGCTCTTGAGCTAATCGAAGCGGATCGACTAGCGACGGACAAAGATCAATACTTGGCACGCAACAGCGATCAAAACCGCATCATTCGCGGCGTCGAAATTGATGACCTCGGCAAGCCAATCGCCTATTGGATTTATCCAGAGCATCCAAACAGCCCATACGTTTTGAGGCGAACGCCAGAACGCATTCTCGCGACTGAAATCATCCATCTGTACCGACGCGACCGCATCGGCCAAAGCCGCGGCGTATCGTGGTTTGCACCCGCGATGCAATGGCTACGCGATTTGGGCGTCTACGTCGATAACGAGCTTCAAGCGTCGGCGGTTGCGTCTTGTTTCACGATGGCAATCAAAACCGAAACGCCGATCAGTTCTTTGACCGATCCAGACGGCGGCGACACTTCGGACAAGTCGGGCAATCAATACGATTATCTACAGCCCGGCTTGATTATGCATCTCGGGCCGAATGAGTCGATCGAGTCGGCTAATCCCGGCAGGCCCAACGCAAATGCAGGCCCGTGGATCGAGTTAATACTACGCGGCATCGCGGTTGGCACTGGGCTATCCTACGAGGTGGTCGCCCGCGATTATTCGAAGACGAATTACAGCAGCAGCCGCACGAGCCAGCTTGAAGATCGACGCCGTTTTCGTTGCTGGCAACAATACTTGCGGAATCACCTTTGCCAGCCGATTTGGAACGCATTCTGCGAACAAGCGGCATCGGCTGGCGTTGTCGGATTTCCTACCGCGGTTGAACTGCTTGACGATCGCAACACTGCCGCTCCGGTCGAGTGGCAAATGCCCGACTGGGAATGGGTCGACCCAAGCGTTGAGCAACAAACCGCTCAGGCGTCGATTGATGCTTACATGAGCGACTACCAAACAGAGCTTGGTGCTCGTGGTAAGTCGTGGAAAAACGTTTTTTATCAGCGAGCGAAAGAAGATCGGCTGCGTCGTCAACTTGGTTTGCTGACGCCGGCTGAGCAGCAGCTGTCAATGGTTAACGCGAATCAGAACCCGCAAGCCGGAGATAGTGCGGCATCGGCAAGCATTCAATCAGAAGCTTTGAACGGTGCTCAGGTAACGAGCCTGGTTGACATCATCACGCAGGTTGGTACTGGTGCAATGCCTAAAGAATCCGCAGTTGCGGTTTTGTCGGCAGCATTTCCGACGATCAATCAACAGACGATCGCGGCGATTGTGGAACCGATTGTTCCGGGCAGCATTTCCGCCGATGGCGTGCCGCAGGCTTCATCAATAGCAGAACAGCAAGCCGCCGCCGGATCGGGCGAGATGCAAGGAATGGGCCGCCTAGCATTTAAGAACGCGACCAAAGCCATTACCGACGTTCTTAGCGAGATGGCAAGCGGATCGATCAGCGAGGCCAGAGCAAAGGTTTTGTTGTCCGCTCAAGGGCTATCCGAAGCGAATGTGCAACTGTTGATCGATGACGCAAGAGATGGAAGTGTAAGCCAAGAAACATTGCAGGCAGCGGAGGCGAGCCAGTGAGCACTAAGGGCAAATTGCCGCCGGTCAAGGCCGATTCGCTTGTGATGCGATCGCTTGTCATTCGCGCCGAAGGTCAAGTGCTTCGCGTCGTCACGGCCACAGAGTCGCCCGTGATGCGATACGACGAAAGCCGCGGCATGACCGTTGCCGAAGTGCTGGAGATGGACGGCATCGAAATGAGGGCTGGCCAGACGCAGATCCCGATCGTCGACAGTCACGACGAATCGACCGTCCGAAACATTTTCGGCAGCCTTCGAAATCTTTCGATAAGCGGCGATGAGTTCGGCGGAGTGCCTTACTTTGCGAGCGACCCAGACAGCCAAGCGGCAGAGGCAAAGCTTCGCGACGGGCACCTTACCGACTTTTCGATCACAGCAATCCCGCGGGAAGTTTTGACGACCGAACGCGGCCAAAAGTACACGACGCCGAGAGGCACAGTCGTTGACGGTCCGGCGAATATCGTAACGCGATGGACGCCGATAAATGCGAGTCTCGTGGCTACCGGAGCGGACGAGCGAAGCACGGTTCGGCGATCTTACACCGCCGCGAATAAAGAGGTTAAACGAATGGACGAAACGCTATTGGCACAGTTGGCCGCGATGGGTATGCCGGAGGGCATGACCGATCCAAATCAGATTCTTGCTTGGGTTGTTGGCAGGATGGGATCGGCAACGCCGGTCGCATCGGTCGAGATGCCAGAGCCAATGGAATCGGCATCGCCAGCGATGAGCGAAGAGCCAGAGCCCGAAGAGGTTGTTTTGGAGAACGCGATGGACGAAACCAAGCGAGCACAAAACGCATCCGAGCAAATCAAACGGGCGTTGGCGGCTGATCAGTCGCGGCGCAAGGAAATCACCAGCCTTTGCACACTCCACCGCATTGACCGAGCGTTTGCGGATGAATTGTGCGACGGCTTTGTTTCGCTTGACGACGCTCGGAAAAGGATTCTTGAACGCATGGCAACTCAGCCCGTCGGCCAGACCGCCGAATCGGCCCGCGTCGTCGGGTCTGAACAAGATCGCGTTACCGATGCCATCGGTGGCGGATTGGTGTTGCGAGCATGGAGCGCGGCGCGTGTCAAAGCAAAACCGCAAGTCTCTCAGGGCTCAGATCAGTTTGCACGGATGCCAATTTCAAGGGCAGCAGAAATCGTCCTTCGATCTTTTGGCGTCAACACCGATCGCATGACGCCAAAAGACATCGCACAAGTCGCGATGGGTCATCGAGAAATTTCCCGCAAGTTTGGAATCGAGCGAACCGCCTACCACACGACCGGGACTTTTCCAAACCTGCTAGCCGACGTTGCAAACAAAACGCTGCTAGCAGCCTACGACGAAGCTCCTTACACCTGGAGCATCTGGGCACGGCAAGGTGCAAGCGTCTCTGATTTCAAACAGATCAACCGGATTCGGTTTAGCGAATCGCCAGATCCTGAAATCGTGCCGGAGCGTCAGCCGTACCCCGAAAAGCGGATGAGCGATTCGAAAGAATCGTACACCGTCGATAAGTATGGTGAGATGTTTTCGGTGTCGTGGGAAACGGTCGTTAACGACGATTTGGACGCGATCAGCCGAGTGCCGGCGATGCACGGCAATGCAATGCGACGCAAGCAGAACAAAGTCGTCTATAGCGTGCTGACCGCTAACGACGTGTTAAGCGATAACGTCGCTTTGTTCAACGCGACTCACGCCAACGTTTCAACCGGAGCCGGTGCGCCTTCGGTGACGACTCTCAACGCCGGATTCTTGGCGATGGCAAAGCAGACCGGCCTATCGTCGGATTCAGTTTTGAATCTTGAGCCGGCCTACCTGATCGTCCCTAAAGCCTACGCTGCTACCGCGATGGAGCTTTTGGGGTCGTTTGCGAGGCCGGACGTTGGCGGTAGCGTGGCCGGATCTTCTGGGGTTGCAAACATCTACAATATGCAAAACGGAAGAAACCTTGTGTTGGTATCCGATGCCAACCTTGACCTCAACAATCCTGCGATTTGGTACTTGGCAGCCGATCCGGCACAGATCGACACCGTCGAAATCTCCTTCCTTGAGGGCGAAGAATCGCCGGTGCTTGAGCAAGAATGGGACTTCGATAGGGATTGCTACAAGTACAAGATTCGCCAGACGTTCGGGGCTAAGGCGATCGACTACCGCGGACTGTATCGCAACTCGGCATGATCCGAGTTTGAGTTTTAGCCGCGGCCGATAGTGGCCGCGGCCGTTGGTTTTTCAATTTCAAACAAGGATCAAAACGATGGCAGGTATTCAGGACTTTTTGACTTGGGAAGATGACTTCGTCGGGGGGGAGACCTTCACGACTGCGGGCCAGGGTAGCCCGTGGGCGATTGCGGACACCTCCAGCAGCGGGACGGCGGTTTACGCTGTGGTCACACCTTCGGCGACTGGCGAGATCCGCTTGGGTTTCGACAACACAAGCGAAATTCAAAACGTTTGCTTGTCATTCGGCGATAAGCTTTGTTTCGACATCGACAACCTTCAATCGATTTCCTACCGCGTCAAGGTTGTGCCGGAAAGCACTAACCTGGACTCGGCAACTTCGGTCGCGTTCGGTTTGGCATCGGCTCGAAATGACGCGATTGACAGTATCGCGAACCACGCCAGCTTTCGGCTAATCGGGTCGAATTCGCTTGTCGTTGAAACCGATGACGGAACGACAGACCTTGACGACAAGGCGACCGGCCAGAGCCTAAGCACGACCTACCGCCGATTCGTGATCGACTTCACCGGCGGGAAGTCGAACGTGAAATTCTACGTTGACGGGATTCGCGTTGCTTCCGGCACGACCTTTGATATGAGCGCCGCGACCGGATCGCTACAGCCTTACGTGCAGATTCAAAAGACCGCCGACACGAACATCGACTTTGTTCACGTTGATTACGTCAGCGTAGAGGCGAAGCGCTGATGCCAAGCGTAGAAATTAACGCCGGTCAATCCATCGAGGTTGCCGGCGTAAAGATCACCGTTGACGGAGTGACGCGACACAGCGAGGGCGACGGGCCGCCGGCCCAGCGAGTTAGCCTAAGCGTCGAGCCGATCGCCGCAGCGGTGTCGCAAGAGCAACCGAAAGCACGGGCACGGACAAGTCAACGATGACCTTACGCGATGTAATCGCAAGCGACGCAACCGCGGTTTTTCTGAATAGTGACGATTTTGCCGAATCGGTGACTTATCACCCGCATCGATTTTACGGATCGGAAATCAGATCACCGCGAACGATTAAGGCGGTTGTCATTCGCGAACAGGTCGACAACTTCGCAGAAGACGTTGTGACCGTGCTACCGCGATTTGAAGTACACGTTGCGAACGATGCGACCAACGGCATCAGTAGCACGGAGATTGACACGGGCGGCGATCAGTTAGAGTTCCCAGCCCGAGACGGCAAGGCAGCAGAACGTCGAGCCATATTGAAGATCACGACACAAGATAACGGAATGCTCGTCCTCGAATGCAGATAACCGCAGCCCTGCCGGTGCTAACGCGAATAACCGAAGAGCTTTTCGATAGGCTCAATCGGTTAACGGCTGGGTATAGCGATTTTACATACGCTTACGAGGTAGTCAGGCCGACTCGATTGGCACAGTACACGCCGAGGCATTTGCAAATCATCGTCGTAAAAGGCGAGCGCGAGCGGATGCCGGGTCATGATTGTCCAGGAAATCCGCCGGCAATCGCATATCGGCAACGGTTTGACATTCGCTGCCATGTGCTACCAAGCGAAAAAGACACAACTCCAATCGATCAATACTGCGAAATTTTTGAATCAGACGTTGTTAAGACCGTTTGCGACGCGAGTCAGTGGCACACGTTCGGAGGTAACGCCATTAACGCAGAGTTCGACGTTGCTGACGCGATCGTATCGGACGGCGGAATCGGTGGCGTTAACTTGCCGTTGCTTGTGACCTACAGGCACGACGAAGGCAATCCGTACAACGTGCGATCGTGATAATTTTTAATATTAAGAGACAGCAGATTGATCGACTTAAAAAAGCGATCGAAGGAATACAGACAAACTTAGACAAAGAGCTTGCGGTTGTAATAAACAAAACAGCAAAGGCAACTCTTGGTCAGATTGCAAAAGATATTGGAACAGAATTAAACACCACACAAAAGGCGATCAAATACGGCGGCAAGGCGTTGCAGGTGCTTGGAAAAGCGACAGTTACAAATCCCGGCGTAATTGTTCGAGTGACCAGAACGGGCCGAATGAGTCTTCGGCATTTTAAGCCAAAGCAAAACGAGCTTGGCGTTAAATACAAAATAAGCAAAACAAAAGGCAACGCATTTATAAGATCTGCATTCATGGGCCCGATACCTGGACTGCTTAACGCACAGTGGAAAGGCAATGTGTTTAAGAGAAAAGGCGAGCCAAGAAAAATGAAAAAAGGCAGATACGCTGGAAAAATTCGAGAACCAATTACAAAGTTAAACGCCGCATCGCCCTGGGGTGTTTACGTTGCGAAGAACTTCCAACCTGAACAAGTGCGACGAATTAACGAGCGACTAGAGAAGGAAATGGAAGAACGAATCCGGTTTCGGGTTGCAACAGCCTTTAACAAAGCCAAGCCAAGAGGAATTTAATCAATGTCGCTACTCAGACGCCGCACAGTATTCGCCGCCAAAGCCGAAGCAACCGTAGGCACTGCCGAAACGTTGACCGCAAGCGAGGGCGTATTCAACGTTTACGATTTGCTGATTCAACCCAACATTTCGATGACGCAGCGAGAGGGTCAGGGGGCTTTTAATTACCTAGCAGCAATCGCAGCGGGTCGCCAAGGCACAGCCACGTTTTCGACTGACATCTACTGGGGCGGCGAAGGCGGCTCGCTTCCGCCGTGGGCTACGGTGCTCCTTCCGGCTTGCGGTTGGGTCAATGCGTCAGGCACTTTCAAACCGAAAACGGCTAAGCCAGGAACGACCAGCAGCGACCCGCGAACAATCACGATCGGCGGTTTTGTCGATGGCAAGTATCGCAAGCTATCCGGTTGCATGGGCACGTTTTCGATCGACTTGCCAACCGGCGACCTCGGGCGGATTAACTGGACATTCAGCGGCAAATGGGAAGCAGAAACCGACTCGGCGATCATCGCACCGACTTATCCGACCGACTTGCCTAGCCGATGTGCTGGCGACACGTTCCAGTTTAACAACGCGAACATCTGCGTCGCGTCGGCAACGATTGACGCCGGCAATACTGTTGTTATGCGAGAATGCACAACGCACGTCAGCGGCTACGCTTCGGCGATTGTTACGAACCGCCAGCCGGTTATCACGGCAGACCCCGAGGCCGTTTTGGTGGCGTCGCTCGACCGGTATTTAGCACTAACGGCATCGACCGAATATGAGCTAGAATACAAACTGCCGACTGCCGGATCGGGAACGATTGTATTCTTGGCACCGAAAGCACAGATCCAGACGAGTGCTCAAGGCAACCGAAACGACATTGTGACCGATGACATCACCTGGCAGTGCAACAAGAACGGAACCACAAACGATGAGGAATTGACGATTCAATTCGTCGATGCAACGCCATAATGCCAAAGAGCCTAGACCGTGACGACAGAATTGTTTTTGTTCTCAGAAGCGATGCCGATAAGCCGCGAGACATACAGCCGCGGTTGATCGGCAGCGTGCTGACGCTTGGGAAGCAAAAGCAACTTTCCAAGGCGTTAGCTTCGATGAAAACGGCGGACGCGGAGGGCAGGATCAACGCGGCGATCGACGCCGTAATGTTTTGCCTAAGCGGATGGGAGAACTTCGGCCGCGAGTTTAGCCGCGAAGCACTTGAAGACCTTCTGACGATCAACGAAATCAATGAGATCATCGACGCAATTATCACGACATTCACGGCAAGCGGTGACGAGCTAAAAAAATCCGCATCGCCGCCTACGTCCGCTGCGGCGAGCTTTGCAAATCATGTCGCGGGCGATGCAACGAGCTTTTCGACGAACAGCAGAGAATCGAAATTGAGTGTCCCGCCTGTGTTGGGCATGGTTGTGAATGGTGTCGAGGTGGATACTTTGAACTAAAGGAATGTCCGTCGTCGTTTATTGGTCGTGACATGATCGACCAAATAAACATCGCGGCGGCTTGCGTCGATGGCGTGCTACCGCAAACCGGCGGGTTACTTGATCAGTCGGCGTGGTGGTTTGAGCTTCGGCGGATCTTGAACAACGAAGAAAACGCAATTCAAATCGAGCAAGTAGAGCGAGAGCGAAAGCGATATGCCAGACGTTGAGTTTGCGATTGGCGGTAAAAACGAAACGGCGAAGGCGATCAACTCGACCGTCGCCGGATTGTCACGTCTCGAAATGTCGTTTGGTTCGATCATCAAAACCGCTGCTGGTTTCACGCTCGTATCGGGAACGATCAACACGGCACTTCGCGGAATCGAAAGGCTAGGCAGTTTAATTTCCGCGGGCGTCTCTGATTACGATAAGGCTACGGAAGCTAATCGAGCACTTCGTCAAGCAATGGAGCTTAACGGCGGAGCGACCGACGAAGCCGTTCAAAAAAACATTGAACTCGCCGATTCCTTAGAGCGTCGCACGAACATCGAAGCGGAAGCGATTGCCGAGATGATGAAATCGGCGGCGATGCTTGGCGTCGAGAATGAGCAGCTTGATGACGTGGCACAGGCGGCGATCGGGTTATCGGAGGCGATGGGCATCGGGCTTGATGATGCGTTAAAGAAAGCACGACTAGCGACCGAAGGCAATTTCGATTCGTTCAATCGCTTAATTCCGTCGCTAAAAGACATGGCGACGAATGAAGAAAAGCTAGCCGCCGTGATGCAGTTAGCGAATAACGGGATGGCACAAAAAGAGGCCAGGGCCGATAGTGCTGCCGATGCCTACCAGCGGATGCAGAACAAAGTCGGAAATATGATGGAGGTGCTAGGCGAGGCCCTATCACCATTTAGGAAGCTTGCACTAGACGGAATCGGGTTTGCTGCCGAAAAGATAACCGAAGTGATGCTTCCGGCTCTTGAGTCGATCGGGCCGATCACCCAGTCAATCGGCGAATGGATGGATTACTTTAAGTCAAAAGTGGTTGCGGCGATCAACGGAGCGATCGCGCAGATCACGATGATCGAGGTGATCGTCGGTAATCTCGGAACCGTCTGGGAAATGGCGGTCGATTCTACGGAATTGCAATTGATCCGCCTTGTCGAAGGAACAAAGCACGCTTTTACCGTCGAGATTCCGGCTTACGCTGCTTGGTTTGCGGATAACTTCACAAAGCTAATGGCCGACGCTTTTAACGCCGTTGTCACGATCGCCAGCAACCTGGGCGACAAGATCGGCCGCATCATCATGCGAATTTGGGATTTCGTTTCTAGCGGCATGTCAGGCGGGTTCGATCAACTTGCCGCGGACATCGGTCAAGTAGCTTCGGGTAGTCTATTGGATGGCTTTACGGCGACCGCCGAAGCATTGCCAGAGATCGCAGCAAGGGCAATAACCGATCGAGAGCAAGAGCTACAAGCAAGAATCGGGAAGCTTGGCACTAACCTTGCCGAAGAGTTCAACACGAAGCTTTCTGGTCGACTGATTGGGCTTGACGAAGCGACTAGCGGGCCAGCCGAACAGATCGCGCTGAAGATGACAGGCCAAGACGGGACAGCGGCAGGATCGAACGAGCAAGGCAAATCATCGAATCAGCTTGCGGCGGCCAGCGCGTTGCAAGCACAGACAGGCCGTTTGTTGACGATGGGACCAGCAAGCGAAACCAACGAAATACTGAGGCAAATCGCAAGTAATACGCAAGACGCGGCGAATAGTGCGTCTGCCCAAAAGATGGCTGAAGAGTCGAGGGCGAGAGAAGAGGCAGCGAGCCGGGCACAAATCGCCGCGGCATTAGCAAAGGCACCACAACTGGCGGCACCGATTCAATGAGTGTTGTAGACGCTACCGAAGTTTGGTCGCGCCACGGTGCGACAATCACAAGCGAAAAGGCTAGTCCCGCCGATGCGGTGATCGCGATTACTCAGGGCTACTTCGTTGTAGTCGATGACGTAGCGAATGACGACGCGGAGGTTGTTAAGTCTTCTCCGCTGATACCGCAAATCGGCGACTATTACCGCGGCAATCCGAAGTACAGATGCAAGTCGGTTACGCCGCGACGGGTTAGCCCGATCGTGTACATGGTCGACGTCGGATATGAGGGACTTCCGGACCCGGAACTATCGCGACCTTCGATTTCGTGGAGCCCGGTCACAAGCAACGAATCGGTCGATCGCGACTATTACGGCAGGCCGCTGATTAATGCCGTAGGCGAGCCTGTGCAGGGGTTAACGCGGATGATCACGGATCGGCAGTTAACGATCACAAGGCGATACGAAACTTACAACGCCCTGTTTTGGGACAGTTTTGAAAACACGATTAACGAAGACGTATTCGCGGGGTATCCGGCGGGGCGTGGTTTAGTAACTGGCATAAGTGCTCAAAACCAATTCAGCGGCGGCGAGGCAGACGATCAAGGATACTGGAATATCACCGTTTCGATTTTGTTCCGTAAACCGTTTTTAGTTGACAATCAGTTTGCGTGGTGGCATCGGTTTAGGCATGAAGGAACATTTAAAAACGTATCGACCACGGTTCTCGAAACAGTTCCAGAAGACAACGACGACCCGTTGCCGTTGCTTACACTAACGCAAATCGTTCCGATTCTTGACGGCACCGGACAACGCAAAACGACGCCGACGCTGCTAAAGCTTGACGGCACCGTTGAGGATAATCCGAATAACGCCGTTTGGCTATTGCGTCCGGCTTATGGGCTTTCGACTTACGCAGATATGGGGCTTCTCTAATGGCAAACTCAGTTCGAGTAACAACCCGCGTCGAATACTTGATTGAATCGGCGGCGTCAAATCCCGACGTCAAATCAAAGACGATCGCGACCGAAACGACCTCAGCAATTCATTCGCAAGTAACGCAACTTGTCGGCACTACGCACGAACTGCTGACGTCAGGCGATCAGACTGATGACGTTATGGCAATCGTTGAAAACAGATCGGCATCGGCTAGTCTTTCGCTTGGTGTTGTTGTTTCCGCGACATATTATCCGATTTTTGATATACCAGCCGGAGAGCGTGCGGTTCTTCCGAGGGTTGATGCGTTGGCGTCGACATACATTAAGGCGACAGTCGCAAACACGCCGGCACTTGTGACGCTTTACAAAATCGTGGCACCGGCATAATGCAGATACAGGCCATCACGCCGGAACAGTGGCGTATCGTTTGGGGCTATGTTCGCGCTCAGTTAATGGGCACTAGCGGCGGCATAGTTCCGAATGTTCCGAACTATTTTGACGCGATCCAGTTTCGTAACACGACGGCCGAAGAGGTGCCGGCATTTGGCGTGATGCGGATTACCGGCGTCGAGATGCGCGACGACATGGCGGTCGTCACTGTTGCCAAGCCGAACACGTCAGGCGATCCGGTTTTGGTGAACGGGCCTCAATCGATACCGGCAGGCGGCCACGGCAGCGGCTACAAGTACGGCATTTTGCAAGTCAAGGCAGAGGCAGGTCTAACGCTTGGGCAATCGTGCCGAGCTAAGAATGCGTCGTGGGAAATTGAAGACGGCGAAGGGCCGTTCGTTTTCTTCGGCTATGACACGCAACTCAATTGCGGTATTGCAAGGATCGGCGGCGGCGGTGGCGGTGCAACGCTCTACCGCTTCGAAACGACTGCGGCTTACACCTCTGGCACAAGCGTCACCGCGACGATCAAGACGATGGCAGGAACGACCTTCGCCAGCGGCGCAACGCTCAAAGATCCGGAAGCTATTTTCATGGGCATGGCGTCCGGCACGAAGGGCTATTGCATCGCACAAGGCGGCGAATACTTTGCAATTCAAGCCGCGTGCAACGCCGAAGAGGGTTACGTCTAATGGCGACCAGATGGTTCGGTCCGCGGCCGACTCTCGGGTCATTTACAAGCACAACGCGGCATGGTTCATGCGGGTGCTGTCAGTGCGGTGGACTCAACAACGGGACCAACGTTTTCGACACGCCGGCAGTCGTTCGCGAAATGGTCAACTACTCTGCTTATCGCGACGGGCTGCGGGCCAAGCTTGTTATCTCGGGCGTCCAGGATGCACACTCAATTGAGTTAAGCGGCTACTATACCGACATCACCGGCATGAGCGGGCTAAACGGCACGTGGTATCTATCGGTGGTCCGAACGCAATACGGTTGTATCTGGACCGCAGACGATTCCGAGCTTGTCGAAATTTCGTACAACATCTACCAAAACACGATTCCATACGATTACACGTACACGCTAAACGCGAACATCGAAGCGAAATCGACACGACCGACGAACGTGATCGAAGCGAACTTTTTTGCATTGTTGTCGCTCGGCCTTGTGCTTGACCTCGGGGCATTCAATCCGGGCGGATTATCGCCACCACCAGCGGGCGACCTTCATCCCGTTTTGGGGATCGAGTTCGTGCCGACATCGGCACAGTACGGAGAAGCTACCGACGTCGGCGTCACGTACAACACAAGCCGCATCGGCTGGGACGGGCCGAGAGTTGCGGACACGATCAGCGGCAATCTACGATTTTACAAATCGATATTCGGTGCCTGGGGCGACGTAACCGGCTACGATGATCCTGATTGGGTTGGGATCGATGACTTCTATGACACCGCGACAGATACATTTAAAACCGCTGGAACATTCACCGCAGAAATCGAGCGGCTATGATTTATTTCCGCTGCCCTAATTGCCGAAAAGGCGGCTACGTCGAAGGCCCGAAGGTGCGCTGTAGTTGCGGCAAGATGTACAGCGGCGAAGAGTTGGCCGCGGCTTGCGATGCTTCAACATTGCAATCGGCAAAGGCTGTTGAACTACCCTGCATTCATCGCGGCAAAGAGATCCGCAAAATCGATTGCGGGTGCGAGGGTAACGCAATGCTGTACCATTGCGATCGGCACGAACGATGCTTAGTGCGGCCGCTGATCAAAAGCACTTACCGCGGCCAGACTTGCGAAGGGTGCAGCGATCGCGTTGACGTCGATACCGCTACCGAAATCGTCACCTATCATTTCAACACGCACAACCGCGAGCGACTGCGGGCGAACTACGCACACTGGGCCGCGAAGCTTGGGCGTCGACACACATGCTACGAAGTGGGCAACCGCGGCCAAGAGATCGCGGGTTCGGTTTACATTCGGAGCGATCAAGCAATCTGGCAAAAAGAGCGGCTAATCAACTTGGCACTGGCGAGCGTTGGGCCGCACGTTCGGTACTTTGCATGGATCGATCACGACTTACTTTTTGAGCGTGCCGACTGGTTAGAGATCGGATGCGACCTAATCAACCGCGGTGCCGATTGCGTCCAGTTATTCGACGTCGTGGCTTATTACGATCGCGACGGCAACAAGATCGAAGATCGAGCCGGTAGCGTGGCGTCGTGGCAGCGTCGTGGCAAGATTGACAACACCGCACCGGGAGGGGCTTGGATCGCGTCCGTAGCGTGGTTGAAGTCGATCGGTGGCGTATATGACCGGAACATCTGCGGAGGCGGAGACGCTACGTTTTTCGAGGCCGTGAGCGGTGCAAAAACGAACTACGTCGAGAGACAGACACGGCACCTTCGCGACGATTGCCAAGCCTACGTTCAGCGGGTCGGTCGGGCGTCCGTCGCTTTCGTGCCGGGAACCGTGCGGCATCTTTGGCACGGCGATCGAGAGCACCGGCAGTACGTGAGCCGCGACGAGATTTTGCAGCGGCACGATTTCGACCCGCAGCGAGATTTGACGCTTGCCAATTCTGGCCTCTACGAGCTTCGCGACCCGCTCGGGAAACTGGCGACGGACATCCGACAGTATTTTGCAGACCGCCGCGATGACGGCTAACCATTTCGCGAGCGACCGCAAATAGGTGAACAAGCGATCCAAAACTATTTCCCAAATAATTGTCCGATGGGGCTATTTTTGTATCGACAATGCGGCGGGGTGTCGATTATAGTTAGGGAGTCAGGCAGTCACACCAAACAACGGAACGAAAAAATGCAATACCCAGACGAAATTTTGACAAAGTGGAGGTTAGGTGAAATTTTTGAGCTGGCGCTGTACTTTAACGACGCAGACGAATGCAAGGGTACGTTCTTTCGATGGATTGACCTTGGCATAGGTTACGAGTATCCCTCGTTTTTCTACGGAAACGAAGCAGTGTATGAAAAATACCAAAGCCAGCTAGTCGAGCACGCACAATGCGATCGGGTAATTAGCGTCTAGTAGTGATCGAAGAATTCGAAAAACGATTGGCCACAAAGTAAGATCCGCCCCCGCCGGGATAGGCTCCGGCACAACCCACGAGGACAACATGCAGAGACGATTGACAGATGACGAAATCGGGAAGATTGCCAGGACTTACGATTTGCTGCTTGGCTTTACTCCAGAGATCGACAGCGATGCCACGCAAGGTTGCAGAATACTTTTGCAGGATATGCTTTTGCACCGAACCACCGACGGCCTCCCTTACGTCGAGCCGCCGCTAACGGACGAGGATGCACGGCAGAGGCCGTGGGTGATGGTGCGTGATGTTGAAGACCACAATTGGTCCGGGCCGCGAAGACTTGCAGCAGTTACTAAGAAAAGAACAGGAGCGAGCTATCATATTCTTTCAAATCTTGACGACACGTTAACAACTTGGCGCTACGCCCGCCGCGCCACGCCAGACGAGATCGCCGCGGCAGGGCTGGAGGTGGCGGAATGAACAAGCCGATAAAGCCTACAGATGAAGATGCAAAGACTAGGCCGATTGTTGAAGCGAGGAACGCTATAAGTGTTCCGTGGGAACGCGGAATTTTGGTTGCAGTAGACCGAACGTCCATGCCGTTTCATTGCTGGCCAGAAGGCATGCACTACGTCAAAAAGTATCGTTATTGTCGATTTCCGACAGACGAAAGTTGATTTCCCGCGGCGAATCTGGTAAAAAAGAAGGGCCAGCCGGGATGGGTTCCCGACTGGCCCAAAGATAGTCAACAGTGAGTTCATGATAGTCAACAACAGATCGGCCGTCAAGACTGCGAAAGCCGGGGGCATTTTTTGCCGCTCAACAACGGTGCGTGGTGCGATTATCTGGACAACGGGCCGCGGAACAATTCGCGGAGGGCTAAGCGGTAGGCCGATGCTACCGACCCGACGAAACTCGCCATTTCGAACGAATCACGAAAACAACACGACAAACCCAAGCAACGCCGACCTGCGACTTGGTGGGGCAAACTGCGAAAGCAGATGTTTTTGATGATTTGGGCCTGTGTGACCAACATATCACGCACCGTATGCTGCTGATTGATCCTCGCTAAGCTCCGAAGGGCTGGCCGGCTGCTGCCGGTCTTTTGCCCCGATATGGTGGCGGTGTGCTTATCCGTCCGGCTATAATGATCACACCGACAGGCCGTCGGTCTTATCTTTTACACCGGAGGCATGAATGCGAAAGGCCGATATAGTCAGGGCCGCCATTTCTGAGGCACCCGACCGACCGACGCGGGAAATAGCGAAATATCTTGTCGCGCGATACCCTGCACTTTTTACCGCTTTTGAGTCGACCCGCGACCTCATCCGTTACCATCGCGGCGAAACCTACGCAAACAAAAAACGAGCCGACGAAAACACTGTCATTCCTCGGGCACCCAAAGCCAAGCGAAAAACACGACCGACAATCGCGATCAGAAAGCCTGGGCGGTATTTGATTTTGTCGGACGCCCACTTTCCGTATCACGACCCGCAAGCGATTGACGAAGCAGTCCGGCACGGCATCGAGGCTAGATGCGATCACCTTATCCTCAACGGCGACATGCTGGACGCCTACCAGCAGTCAAAATGGGTTCGAGATCCGAACGCCCGCAGTATCGACGAAGAGATTAAGACGCTAGCGGGTTGGCTTGCCGACATTCGTCCGCACTTCAGCGGCGATTGTTATTACAAGATCGGCAATCACGAAGACAGGATCGAAAGCTATTTATTTGAAAACGCCCCGCAGATGATCGGCATGAGCAAGTGGGACTTGTGCAAGGTGCTTGCCGATCAGTTGGGGCTGGATTCGTCTTGGCAGATGATCGCCAGCAAGCAACTCTACACGCTCGGCACGCTCAATTGCTATCACGGCCACGAGCTGCCGAGGGGCCTTGTGGCAGCGGTAAACCCGGCCCGTGGGCTGTGGCTCAGGACGCGGCAGACATCGATGGCGGGGCACTATCATCAGGCATCGACGCACATCGAAACCTCGGGCGACAAACGAAAGACATGGGTATGTTTCACTACTGGTTGCTTGTGTGATTTGGCACCTGCTTACGCGATGGTCAATCAGTGGTCGCAGGGCTTTGCGATAACTGATCTTAATTCCCGCGGACACTGGAAAGAACAAAACATTCGCATTCACGGAGGCAAGATATGGTAAGTCGTCGCAAGCCGCCGGCCATTGATTGCACCCTCGGCGGCCGTGAGTGGCGGATTGAATTTGTGACGCGGTCGCGATTGCCGCGAGACCTCGGAGCGTGCTACTGGGACAAGCGGTTGATTTTGGTGCGGTACGATCAGCCGCCGAAGGAGATAATCGATACGCTGATCCACGAATGCCAACACGCTCTTAGCGAAATCCATTTTGCGGCGGAGGCGTGGATCGATCAGACATCGACAGAGCTTGCCGACGTGCTCGATCGGCTTGGCGTTAGGTGGCCCGACAACTAAAGGACAATGATGAATTTTTCAGCAAGGTTTGTGTTTTACTCAATTGCATGGCTTTTGATCACGTGCGGAATTGTTGCTTTTTCAATTGCTAAATCGATTGCAAGTGACGATCCGTCTGCGGGAGCGTGGATTGGATTCCTGCCGTTTATCTTTCCGATTTTCTTAGCCCACGCAGCAGTATTATTGGCACCGGTAGCGGTCGGAATTGAAATCGTTTTGTTTTTTAAGCGGCGGTAGCGATGGCGTTAGGTGGCCCGACAATTGACACGCATGGCGATTGTGTTATCGTTAATAGGCCGCTAGCCGAATCCTATACCGACTAACCCGTCGGCGAAACTCGGGATCTTCCGTGTGATTTGGCAGCGGCTTTGAATTGTCGGCACATCGCGTTGTGCTTCGGTAATAACACGTTGCCGGGAATAAGAGACTTGGGAGCCGCTGAAAGGACGCGGCCGAATAACCGGACGGCCGGACAATCCGGCACAATTCAATTTTACCATGAGCACTAAAGCATCCATCTCCGCTCACGCTCGCCGACTCGGCCTACACGCGAAAACCCTTTGGCGTGGCCTTCGCGTCGCTGGAATCTCTGGCGAGCGATCCGGACAGGCAATTCTGATCAGCAGATCGGAAGCGGCAAAAGCGGCGGCGGCGGTTAATTCGCGACCTGGGCGGCCAAGGAAGTGAGTTTTGTCAACGATTTCACGGGGTGGAAATAATTCCCGAAAAATTGCCAAGTTGGGCTTTTGTTTTGTCGATACAAAGATTATGATCTTGGAGTCGGACAACGATAACAAACCCCAGCAAGCGAGAAACAAAAATGACAACCGCACAAATCAAGATGAACAGCCTTGTCGGATCGATGACAACCGCGATGCTTTGCGAAGCGTTCGAACTAACAAACGGCAACAAAGATGCGGCTATCCCAACGGTACGCGGTGCGATCATGGATGAGCTTGAGTCTCGCGACCCGGAAGCGTTTGATAAGTGGATGGATTCCGACGTTGTGACGGATATGGACAAGCCGAGCAAGTTTTTTGCCTAACCTACTGACAAGCCCCAATCCGGGATGGGCTCCGGATTTTCAACACACCCCAGACAGGAACGAAACGATGAACCCAATTGCAAAAAGCGGCATTCGACGCAACGCCAACGGCACACGCAATCTGACCGATTTACGCAGAGTGCTTGCGGCCGACGAAAGCTACAGAATGCACCGGCAGGGCGGGAACTGGATTGTATCGCGATACTCGGAATCTTTTGGGTGCTGGGTGGAGATGCCGCAAGAATACTGGATGAACG